AATAAGACATAGCCCAATGCTAAAAGAAAAAATTCTTGTAGCTGGAAGTAATATTCATAAATCGCCACAATATTCACAAGCAGTTTTAAACAAAATGAAATCCTTAGGAGATCATCATGGTTTCGAACATGCGCGATGGAGAGATATACATCCTTCAGTACGTGAACGAAATCAAGCTTTTGCTGTTATACGTAATCCTTGGGATCGTGTTGTAAGTCGTTATTTCTTTGCAAAGAAAGTAATAGAAGTAGAAAAGAAAGTAGATCCAAGTTATGCTGATGTTAGTTCATTTGAAGCTTTTTTGGAAGAACGTCATAAATGGGGATCCGAAGACTATATGTGGCATTGAGCAGTTCGTGGTTGGTATCCTGCTTTTGATCACGTTATTGACGATGATAGGAATGTTAGGTGCAATATTATACGCTTTGAACATTTAGATGATGATTTGTGTTCATATTTTAATTTACCTATGATGTCACGAAAAAGAAATGTCACTGCACTTAATAAAGGATCTTATAAAGACATATATACAAAAGAAACAATTCAAATAGTAGCAGATTGGTACAAAGCTGATATTGATTATTGGAAATTTGATTTTGATACATCTGCAAATCAAAATTACTGGAAACAAGAACAATGATGGGAAATCCTGTAAATAAAGATGCAGATAGCATTATTAAAGCAATACCTAAAGATACGATTGGATGTGAAATTGGTGTATGGGAAGCTAATACTTCAATGAAATTTTGGAAGCAAGGATTACAGCATTTATATTTAGTTGACGCTTGGAGTCCTATTGCATATAAAGATCAACCAGAAAATGAACATGGATCCTATGAAGATTATTTGAAAAAATATAAAAAATTAACTGGAGAAGCTACTGAAGAAGCATTCCATAGATATTATGATAAAGTCTATAAGCGGGTTGTCGATAAATTTAAAGATACAAATAATGTTACAATCTATCGTATGACGTCAAAAGAGTTTTTTGAAAGCTTTACTGAAAAATTAGATTGGGTCTATGTAGATGGTGCGCATGATTATATTGGATGTTTGTATGATTTAGAAGAATCTAGAAAAATAGTTAAACCTGGCGGTAAAATTTTTGGGGATGATTATCGGTGGACTAACAAACATGGAAAGCATGGAGTTACACAAGCTGTAAATGAATTCATTAATAAGTATGGATATAATATAAAACGTTATGGGCTATTACAGTTTGAAATAGGAATTTAATATGTTAGCAGAATTATTTAATAAGTATGGTTGCGATAAAGCAAGTAAACATTCTTATGATGTAGTGTATGAAGCAGAGTTTCAAGGTATGAGAAATCTGCCAATTAATTTTTTAGAAATTGGAATTTTTAAAGGAAATAGTATTCAAGCTTGGCTAGACTTTTTTCCTAGAGCAACAATTTATGGCATCGATACTTTTCAACGAATTGATCCTAAAAATATTCCAGTACTTAAACACGAAAGAGTTAAATGGTTAAGGGCTGATTCTACCAAAGAAGCAACACGTGACTTAGTAGACACAGTTTGGAATGATGTTAAATTTGATATTATTCTAGATGATGGAATGCACACTCCACGCGCAAATGGACAAACGTTTTTACACTTTTACAATTTTTTAAAAGATGATGGAATGTATTTGATTGAAGATGCATGGCCACTTCATATCATGTCAAAGGAAGAAAAAAAGCATCCATGGATTAGAAAATATCCTGAAAGATATAACGCCGATGAAATGTATTTTTTTCAAAAGCACTTACCACCTACCAAAGTAGAAGAATTTGATTTAAGGAAAAACTCAGGTGAACCTGATAGTTACATATTTAAGATTACAAAATGAAACACTTTGCAATAGTTGTCAAAGACAACGACATATCTGAAAAAGGATATGAATTTTTAGTTAAAAGCTCAAAGTCTGTTGATAATAAATTTACAATAGAAAAATTTGATGCCGTTACTCCAGAAAACGTTGAAAGGCTTATGTTTGAGTCAGATGTCACTTGGAACTATCCTTGGGAAGGTGAAGTTATTGACATCGCAAGTGGAATGAAAAAACGTGCTTATCAAACAAAAAATAAGTATGCACGCATGGCTGCAGCAATGAGTCATTTTCAATTATGGCAAGCTTGCTTTGAAAAACAAGAACCTTTTATGATACTTGAACACGATGCTATGTTTATGTTAAGATGTGACGTAGATATTACTAAAACAAAGTTTGATATTTTAGGTATTAACAACCCATTAATGGCTACTAGATTAGCTCAGAAATACTATGATTTAGTAGTAGGTAATTTTGATCAATATCAACCAGTGCCTTATGTTGATAATGATATTACTGTTCCTCAAGGATTAGCAGGAAATTCAGCATATATAATTTCACCAGCTGGCGCTGAGCAAATGATATCATTAGTTTATAATTATGGATTATGGCCAAATGATGCTTTAATGTGTAAGCAATTAGTAAATAAACTCGGTGTCACTAGAAAATTTTATACAAGGGTTCAAGGGTTACGGAGCACTACAACACAATGAATTATGTAATACAAATTGATGATATTGAAGAATCAGTACAAGCTGCTAAAAGAGCTATTAGAACAGCATCTTCTCATGGCGCTAGTGTAAAAGTATTTCATGCAATTACTCCACGTAATACAGATGTTTTTAAGAAGTGTGAAGAAGAAGGTATTAATCCTGAAGGATTTAAAGAAATATATTCACGTTTTGAAAATTGTATTGCAGCATTTTTATCACATTATACATTATGGAAGAAGTGTGTTGAGGAAGATTCCAGAATTGGTATTCTTGAGCATGATGCAGTTATCACAAATCAATGGAACAGTGATATACCATTTGATAAAGTATGCAATATAGGTAAACCTTCGTATGGAAATTTTAACCATCCAGCTCACCTTGGTGTTGGTCCACTTGTTTCAAAACCTTATTTCGGTGGAGCTCACGCTTATTTAGTGAACCCAGCAGGAGCCAAAGAATTAATTAAACAAGCTAAAATAGCAGCTAAGCCAACAGATGTATTTTTACATAGAGATACATTCCCTTGGCTACAAGAAAAAAATCCATATGTTGCTGAAGTCAAAGATTCGTTTACTACAATACAAAAGGAAAGAGGATGCCAAGCCAAACATAATTATGGAGAAGGATATGCGTTACTCTAATCTTTTTATCACTGGATATGATAAAAATAATAAATGGATGTTAGACTGGTTTTTAAAAAATTTTAATGAACACTGTTCTACACCTATCCTTCCATATGATTTTGATGATTTTAAAACACCTGTTGACGGTCAAAAGAATTGGTTTAAAAAACCATTTGCTATGATAGATGCTTCTAAGAAAGCCGAAAAGGTTTGTTGGATTGATTTAGATTGTCATGTACTAGGTTCAATAGATAATATTTTTGATCACACATCTCCAAATAAACTTTCAATGGTAGAAGATGTACCTTGGTCAAAACGAAGAGGAGAAACGTGGCACAATTCAGGAGTGGTTTTATTTGAAAATAGACCTAATATTTTAGATGAATGGGCAGCGGCTGTTTCTTTAAACCCTCAAGTAGGAGATCAAGAAGTATTACATTCTTTAGTGAGAGAAGGAATGAGAAGATTAATACATATAGAAAGTATATCACGTAAATATAATACTTTAAGACTAGACAAATTAGATAACTCTGAACCTAAAAAAGTTTTAGTTATGCATTGGACTGGAAAAAAAGGTAAAGAAGAAATAAGGAAATTAATTAATGAGTAAAGTGGCTCATCTTATTGGCAACGGGAAATCATCTGCACTTTATAACCCTTCAAAAGGATTGAAAATTACTTGTAATGTTCCTCCATTTGAAGTTGCTAATTGCTACACTACTGTAATGGTAGATTTTAAAATGATGAAAGCAATTAATGAGGGAAGTGTACAAGTTGCGGGTGATTGGGTTTTAGGTGCTAGACCTAAAAAATGGATGGAAATGAAGCCACATTTTTACATGAAATATGCACAACAAATTAAAAAATTTTACACAGTTCTGCCGCCATATTGTCCAAATTATACAGATTTTAATTGTGGTCACATGGCAACACACTACATTGTAAATCCAAAAGCTGGCGGCTTAGGATGTGATGAAATCCATATGTATGGATTTGATTCATTATTTTCATTTGACACAACAAGTATGTCAGATATGTTTTTACAATCTGATAGAGGAAACAACCAAACGGAAAAACTAACTCGTCGGTGGAGACCAGTATGGATGGGAATATTTAGAGAATTTTCTAATACTCAGTTTGTTGTATATAATCATAAAGGCGATACCGGTGTAATGAATTTTCCTAAAAATGTAGAGGTAAGAGATGGAAAATGAAGCATTATCGGAGGGCGATAGTGATGACCCATGCGATGATTGTACGGATTTTGAACAATTGTGGAAGTGGTATGAACCACAGAAAGTAGATAATGATGACACATAGTGTAGAAGATTTTTATAATAAAATTAAAGTTATGCATGATAAAGGTATTGAACTCCACCGCGAACGATATAGAGTTCAAGGATGGTATGATAAAGCACGATGTCAATATATGGTAGACGATATTAAAGCTTTAGCACGAGATATTGAACACGGGCTTATTGACTTAAATATTGACTTTGGAAAAAAAACGTAAGTAGTTGATTTCTAAAGAAACAAAAAGGTGTACAATCGGTTTAAACTATGGTAGATTAGTACTATAAGGTAAACAAAGGAAAATCAAATGTCAAGAATTACACATCTTCCAAACGGTTCAATGATTAAAGCTGACGTAGTTGCAAGCTTCGACAAAGCAATTCGCGATGACTTTAACCTTCGCCCTGGTTTTGGTTCAACAGATTTTTGGAATTTTGTTGAGTCTGATATGTATATGGACTTATCTGGCATTTATGCTTCATCTTATATTGATGAATGCTTTGAAACTTTAGCCGATCTTGAAATGGAGACAGTATAATGGAATTCACTTACTCAGACGATTGCTTCTCAGACCTTCATAAAGATGTTTATGGGTTTCGTCCTCGTGGTATTATAATGGACGATTGGAATGATCGTACTCCTCGCCAAAAACAAGAGCTATGGAATGCTCTTTGTGACCAGCTTGAGGAGAATACTGCTCGTGAAAAAAAGATGGAAGCAATGAAAGTTGATGAATTCAAAGAGCGTATTCATCAAGCTCAAACCTGGGGTGCCAGAGATTATTGGGACGCTCTTCGCTGGATCACCGGCTGTGAAACTTTTTATCACATTCAAGACGTTGAACACTATGTGTGGGAGCAAGGTATCTTGTTTACACAGTATGGTAAACAGCTTGTCGAAGATCTTGCCAAAGTGGTAGAATATAAAGAGTTTGCATAATGCATTGGGTCCTAGTATACATCGTAATTTCTGGTCATTCAATTTATGCTGTTAATGCTATGGGCCCAAAAACTTATTTTGCAACTATTAATGATTGCTTTTTTGCTCGAGAAAGATTGTCAGTGACAGTAGGTGGAGATGTAGAAGGTTACTTTCCTACTAATAGTCAAGCAATTTGCGTACAAGCCTCCGTGGTGGAATAGGTAGACACAAGAGACTTAAAATCTCTCGCCTAGAGGCGTACCGGTTCGAGTCCGGTCGGAGGTACCAATGGTCACGTAGCTCAACTGGATAGAGCAGCTGACTTCTAATCAGCAGGTTGAGGGTTCGAGTCCTTCCGTGATCGCCAAAAACAAATGAAAAATAATATGATTCTAACAATTAAATTTAAACGACATTTGGAAGTAAAAGACACTTTACTTGAAATGATAGCTAGTACTCCATCAGGAAATATTCTTGAAGGACAAGATAAAATTCAAAATACTGATTGGCATCACTCAGGTGGGCAGCCACAAGCATATTGGAATTTTGTAGGACCAATTATCTTTCAAGAGCTTGAACCTATTATTACTGAAAAGCTTTTACCTGATAGTTGGAGTATTAAAAATGCTTGGTTTCAACAATATGAAACTAAAGATACTCATTCTTGGCACGTTCATCCAGGAAGTTTTTGGAATGCTGTATATTATATTGAATTACCAGAAGATGGGCCTTCTACTCAAATGCAAATGCCTATCACACGTGAAGTAATAACACCACAAGTTACAGAAGGTGATATAATTATATTTCCTGCTGTATATCGTCATAGATCAGCACCAAATGAATCGAAGAAAAGAAAAACAATTATCTCATTTAATATCAATGCAAATGAGGTAGTATCTCGGAGTAGCGCAGGCTGGTAGCGCATTTGGTTTGGGACCAAAGGGTCGGGAGTTCAAATCTCTCCTCCGAGACCAAATTTAACGAAAGGATATATAATGGCAAAAGGCTTTACAAACGCTAAGAAAACATCAATTGGTAGAAGAAATGTAAAAACGTCTTCTATGAATAAAAGTAAAAAACGTAGTTTTAAAAAATACAGGGGACAAGGGTGAACTACTACTTATTTGGGTTACAGAGATCAGGAACAAATTTAGTCCACAATTTAATTAAAGATAATTATGGATTGGAACCAGCAAATTCTGGACATGAAGAGTGGAAACACTCTATGAAACCTGATTTAAAAAATGATTATCCAATTTTTAAAGTAATCAAAAATCCATACACTTGGGTTGAATCTATAGTTTATAGAGAACGTGCAGATTTTTATGAAAAACATGATTATGATTTTTTCCAACCAGGACCATTTATGGTGGAAGATGTTAATTTAAATATGTTGATGTACGTTTATAAAACTTGGTATGATCAATGGAAAGATAAAGGCATACTCATTAAATATGAGGATATTTTATATCCAGAACAACAAAGAGAATATTTTGCAAAACACTTTGGAGATTTAGGTGATTGGAAAACAGTTGCACCTGGATCTATGTTTATGTGTGAAGATTTTAAAGAAGAGCACTTAGAATATTATGAAAAGCAAAGACCAACGAAACTAACTGGTATGCATGTGAAAATAATTAATAAAGTGATGACTAAATATTTCTTTATTGAAACTGGATTTAAAATGTTAAGAGTAAAAGGATTAATCTAAAACCATAAATCTGCGAAATCCAATTGCAGTAGATAAAGGTCTTTCTCCAATTGTTACTTGGTTTTTATCATTTCCACTTATAATAACAACATATTCTTTATTATCTCTTTTTCTCATTTCTAAGAAAAACCCAACATGACCTTGCCAGTCTTCACCATCTTCTCTTGGGAAAACTATAATATCTCCTTGAGTTAAATCTTGAGGAAGAATTTGTTGGCCATATTGTAAAAAGCTTCTTGCAAGTAAAGATGTTTCAGGATCAATAATTTCAGTACCCCAATATCCTGATTGTTGTAAAACTGAATTCATAAATGCTGCACACCAAGGTGTAACAAATGGATCGACATTAAGAAATTTTTTTAGTTCTTTTCTATGCGTTTTTTCATTATATCCAATATACATATAACTATTCGAAATAAAAGGATGAACGTAATCAGCCGCGGCTGAAGTACTTAGTGCTAGTGCACCTACTGTAAAAAAAGTAATTTTTTTCATTTTATGGTGTACATTTGAATAGAACTATGGTAGTATATATAAAATCTTTAAGGAGTCAGACTATGAAAAAACTTATTCTCGCAATTGCATTGATTGGCATTGGTAGCACAACATTTGCTACATGCGCTCAAGCTGCAACTCGTCCAGCAAAAGTTGTGTTTGTTGAAACAGAAAGAGTTTACGAAAATGTTTATGTTGAAAAAGAAGTTTGTACACGTGAAAGAATTGAATATACTACACCAAGCGGCGATGTTCTTGGAGGCCTAATTATTGGTGGAATCCTTGGTAAAATCATCACAGGTGATGATGGAGGTGCTGCTGTAGGTGCTGTACTTGGTGCAGGTATTGAAGGTAATAAAAGAAAACATGTAGGTCATGGGTACGAAACTAAATGTGAAATTGTAGTTGAACCTGTTAAACGTGAAATCAATATGTATGTCGTCCATTGGAAATATAAAGGAAAGCGTGGATATTTCTTTACAGAAAAGAAACACTACGTAGGCCATACTATTCACGTTGATGTAGGCCACTAATGGTATTTAAATTAAGTGGTGATTTAAATAGATGGGGCATAGGAAAAATCGGGAATGGTTTAGTTCATCCAGACAAAACTAGATTTTGGTTAGATATTCCAAAAAATGCATCACAAACTACAATTCATGGATTAACTAATCGTCATAAAAATGATGGAAAATGGCAACCAATTAATTCATCAAACTTTAATGTTAATAAAACTCACAAATATTTAATTGTTAGAGATCCGATCCAGAGATGGGTTGGATCTTCAGTAGAATTAGCATGGCATTTTCATAAACATAAATCAGAGGGAGATTTTTTTGCACAAAAAAATTTAAGAGAATGGTATGATATGCACGCACAGCCTGATCTTCACCACTTACCGCAATGGGTATGGGCAAGATATTTAGACTTATATAATGGTACAACTTTTATTATAATGGACGATAAAGATATTAAATTAAAATTAAAAAAAGCATTTCCAGATTATGATTTTGATATAAATGTAAATTATACTGAAGATAGTGAATTTAAGAAGAAAATGAAATATCGTATTATGGATGAGTTCATGACTGATCCTATATTTGTAGATAAGTTAAAAGATTATTACGCTGAAGACTACGATTTACTTGAACTAGCACATAAAAATCAGTTATAGATATAGAGGTAACATATGGTTGATAGTAACGATGAAGATCCAGAACCAATACGGTATTATGAATGGATGCTTTGGAAATTGAGACAAGAGCGGAAAGAAAATGACAAATAAAAGATATAAAGATTTCTATGACGACAATAATTTGTGGATGTGGTTAGATATATGTACAAACTGTAATGCAGGATGTCCCGAATGTCACAGAACAGATTGGGAAGGTGGAGGCCTAGGAAAGCAAGAATGGCTTCCTCTTGTTAGTTGGACCTTTGCACAATTTAAAAAGGTTTATCCTCCTGAGTTTATTAAAAGAGTAAAAGAGTGGGATATTTGTGGAACGTGGGGAGACCCTGCAATGTGTAAAGATCTATATGAAATTGCAGAATATATTATTACACATCGTCCTAATGTTAAATTAAGCATTGATACAAATGGTAGTATTAGGTCTAAAGCCTGGTGGAGAAAACTTGGTGAATTATCTAAACTTATGCCAATAGATGAAGGTGTAAGACCTATTAGAGTTGATTGGGCAATCGAAGGCATCAATCAAGAAATGCATCAAGCGTATCGTAGAAAAACTCACTTAAATAAAGTGCTAGGAAATATGCAAGCTTTTGTTGAAGGTGGTGGTTATGCAACAGCTATGGTGGTTGTTCATAAACATAATCAAAACTATTTGCAAGAAATTAAAGATTTAGCAATGTCTTATGGTGCAACCGAAGCCTGGTTTACAGAATCAAATCGTTTTTATAATGGTCCTATTTTCCATTTTAAAGATGAACATGGTAATGATGCTACATTAGAACAAGCTGGTGGTGACTATTATAAACCTAATCCTGTTAGACCACCTCAAGCGGATTGGAAAACAAGAGTAGAAAAACAAGCCTGGTTTAAAGAAGCACAAGAGGGCGTAGATGAAATAGAGGAATTTGAAGATGAAGACAACTTGTATTGAATGTAGTTGGCAAAATGAAGGAAAAATTTTAATTAATCCTGATGGCCAAGTTTTTCCTTGCTGTTATCTTGCCAATAAGACATATAAAGCTGATCAGCATGGTGCAGCATTTGCTACTATGGAAGAAAAATCTGAAGAATGGGGCAATTGGTTTTGGAAAGAAAAGTCTGATGCGATTATGAGAAAATACATAGAGCATAAAGACGATTTAAACGTATTTAATAAACCAATGGAAGAAATTGTAAATCACCCTTGGTTTACAGAATGGCTGCCTGAGTCATGGGAAGAAGAAGAAACACGTAATGAAATTTGTGTTACGTTTTGTGAAGTTCCTGTAGATGAAGAAGAGAAAAAAGAATTCTTTGAAAAGTATACAAATTCATCATGACATTAATTGTTGGCATAAGTGAGGGATTTCACGATGCCGGCCATTGCGTGATTAAAAATGGAAGAATTATTAAGGCTGAGCATTCTGAAAGATTTACTCGTAAAAAAAATGATAGATGGTTATCTGATAACTCTGCAACAGATATTTGCAGAGCAGACTTAGTTGCTTTTTATGAAAAACCTTGGCTAAAAAAGACTCGGCAGTTTTATGCTGGACAAGGCTGGAAGAAAACTCATACAAAATATGATATTTGTTTTCCTCATCATATGTCTCATGCCGCAGCTGGATTCTATACATCGACATTTGATGAATGCGATATTTTAGTAGTTGATGCCATTGGTGAATGGGATACTATTTCTATCTGGAAAGCCTGGATGGATGGCGATATACCAAAAATGAAAAAGACCAAGAGTTGGAAGTATCCATATTCTCTTGGTCTTTTTTATTCTGCGGTAACACAAAGAATTGGACTTAAACCGCAAGAAGATGAATATATTACAATGGGTATGGCAGCTTATGGTTCTCCTAAACATGTCACAGCCTTGCAACCTTATATGGAATCTAACTGCCATAAAGGTATTGGCAATGCAATTCCAGAAGCAAAAGATGAAGATCTTGCAGCCTCTGCCCAATTTTGCATTGAAAGAGAAATATTACATATAATAGACAAATATTGTTCTCATAAAAATTTAGTGTTTATGGGAGGTGTGGCTCTTAATTGTGTTTTAAATACTAAGATAGCTGAACGTGGAAAAAATATGTGGATTATGCCTAATCCTGGTGACTGTGGATCCTCTCTTGGCGCTGCAGCATTAGCATATGGTAAAAAATTAAAATGGAGGCACCCATATCTTGGTACAGACATACGAAGAGAAATCAATCCTACAGAAGTTGTTGAACATTTGCTTAAGCATTCTTATTGCGGTGTTGCAAACGGTCGTGCAGAGTTTGGCCCTCGCGCTCTTGGCAATCGTAGCTTGCTTGCTGATCCTAGACGAGATATTAAAGACACAGTTAACCAAATTAAACGTCGACAAAAGTTTCGACCCTTTGCACCCGCAATCATGGAAGAATATGCTGACGAATATTTTGAAGGACCGATGAATGAGTATATGCAGTTTGTAGCAAAAGCTAAACATGATTATTCTTCAGTAACACATGTAGACGGTACAGCAAGAGTACAAATTGTAAGAAAGAATTGTATGTCACCACTAAGAATTATTTTAGAAGAATGGATGGATAAAACAGGTGTTCCTATGTTATTAAATACAAGTCTTAATATTAAAGGACAGCCTATGGTAGATACATGGGAACACGCGAAACAATTCGAGGAGCATTATAATGTTAAAGTCTTCTAAAATATTATTTGCTTCTGGTTGTAGTTTTACACAAGAAGGTTGGACAATTACAGAAGCAAATTATATGAAAGATTATCCAACAGGACCACATCCAATGTGGCCTGAAATCTTAGGAAATAAAATGAATTTAAAGGTTGTCAATCACGGTCGTGGTGGGCATGGTAATGATTACATTATGCAAGACAGCATAAAATTTATTCTTGACAATTATAAGAATATAGAATTAGTTTGTATTCAATGGTCACAATTAACTAGAATGTGGGTTTATGATATGAATTATTTTAATCCTTCAGTCTGGTTAAATGAAGAATATCGTAAATATGGAAGACCTGAATGGGAAGAAGATGATTTTAATGGCTTTCCAAATATTTTTGGTGATAGATTTAAAGCTTCTACAAAATTAATGAAATTTGTTATAAGAGATCCGTATACTGTTGTAGATTTATTTAAAAAGTATCTTAGAGAAATATACACACTTCAAAAATTATGTGAAGAATTAAATGTGAAATATATTATGGGTCAAGGGTTTACTTCTCATCAGTTAGATCAATGGAAATTAGTTAATCCTGATTTGGATTGGAAAGAAGTTTTAAGTTGCTTAGTTGGACAACCAGAGTTTCATTTAATTAATAAGAAAACATTTATGGGTTGGCCTTGTCTTCCTGAGCTTGGTGGTATAACAATGACAGATCATCATCCAGAATTTTCGCCTATTCCAAAAAATAGAATAAATCCTATAGATCCACATCCAAGCGCTTATGGCCAAAAACTTTTAGCTGAGCAATTTCATAGCAAATATGTAGAGTTATACGGATGACTTATGTTTTATTTAGTGGTTGTAGTTTCACCGCAGAATCATATTACTGGCACCAATTTATAAGAACGCCTGAAGAAAATTTATTACATGATTATCACAGAGGTTTAAACCTCTTTCCAGCCTGGCCTGAAATTTTAACAAATCAGCTTAATAAAAAGACAGGCAGTAATCATGAATGTGTTAATGTTGCTGTGTCTGGAGATAGCAATCAACAAGCTATTAGAAATATATTTACTTATCTTGAAACTCATGAAAAACCAGAAGCAATAGTCATAGGTCTTACTGAATGGACAAGATTTGTAGATTATTATGGTAATGCTATAACTTGTTCGCTTGTTAGCCATTTAAGTCAACGAGGATTTTATGATGATCCAGAATCATTTGATGAGCTTGAAGAAATTATCATTGACTATCAACAATCAAGATATCAAGGGCATAAACTAAAATCCGCCACTGCGTCTACTATTTTTGGATTTATGGAAGGAAAGCAAGCAAGAAAATACTATCGAGGAGCAATAGAACTGAATTTAGATTATTTAGAATATTTAATTCTTTATTGCCGTGTAAATGAAATAAAACTTCTTCTTTGTCAAGTTCTATCTCCTTGGTGGGGTGGTAGTCTAAATCCAGAAGATTATGAAGAATCCAAAAAGCACATAGGTTATGAGTGTAATAACTTAAAAAATAGAATAAATACTATTGAAAGTTATTTTGATGCAAACTGTAAATTTCATACTGAAAAGGAAATAGGATTAGAAAATTCATTAAGATGGAATTCGAATTGTCTGACTAGGAAATGGAAACACTGTCATTCTTTTCATTGTTCTAATGTTGTGATCCCATCTACTGGTAAACCTGATCCTGGAGATCAACACCCAAATAAAGAAGGACATGAGTATATTGCGAGCCTTATATTTAAAGATTTTAATGCATTATTCAATCATTAAATACAAAATTAGAATGAAATTTTTCAAGCCGAAACACGAAGAAAAAACTCACGTGTTTATTTACGAACAGGACGAGTAAAATGGAAGACATATTTGATTTTGGTTTCACCGCTGTTGATGAAACAGAATTAGAAGCAGTTCAAAAAGCAACAACAGCTGCTACAGAAACTGCAGCTACTGCCACATCTTATCAAGATAGACTTGATAAATTATACAATGCTGTTACACCTCTTCTTAATAACCTAAAAAAGAATCCAGAAAAAGAATACATTTTATGGCCGAATCGGTTAGCAAAAGTAGAAGAATTTGAGACACATTTGCAAAAAATTTATAGCGGCAGCTGAAAAAAAAACGTAAGCGATTGATTTCTATCAGTTTTTAATTGCACTTTTTCCTTTACATTACTGTGAAAATAGTGTAGATTAGTTATATAAGGTAAAAAAACTGGAGAAAAAAATGCAAATCTTAGTTCAACATCAAGAATTCGACAACGATACTGGCGAAGTGATTGGTTTCACTGACGTTGCTAAAGTTGATGTCACTGATTTCATTAACCACGGTGTTAATGAACAGCTTGAATATGCATGGCGTTATACAAATAACGTAATGGGTAGCTGGTCTAAAAAAATTGGCGGTGACGCAAATGACGATGTTGAAGTTTTGGTTGAGCGTGAAGATGGTTTAGGTCTTCGTTCTTCAATGATGGGTGATCGTATGATCGTTGATGGTGTAACTTACAAAGTTGCAATCGCTGGTTTTAAGGAGGTAGCGTAATGTACAAAGGTTATCAAGAAAAATTGTTTAGTAACTCATGGGGTGTAAACTCTGGTTTCGAAACTCTTAGAGATCAACTTAACGAGTTGATTCCATTGTCTGGTGCTTGTGAAAATCCACGGACCAAGAACAAGGCACTTGACAAGTTCCGTAGAGCTCAAAATGCAGCTTACGATCTTTTTAACAATGGTCTTTGCAATAAGCGTGGTCTCTTCAACCAGATCTATGGATTTGCTCCGACTCAGCGCTGCACTAACTATGCTAGTCGGTTACAGTGGGGTCACTGGGAAGACCGAGTCGAGGAGGTCCTGACTCCGATCATTATCGCTGCGGCTCGTGAACAGGGGATAAAGTAATGGAATGGGAAGGAGTAACTTATGATGACCGCCATGGAGGCCCTTTTGATCGCGGATCGGCTGATTCGTATTATCGTCGTGGTCCTGATCCTCACTTTTATATTGGGTCAACTTATCAAAGTGATCGCGTAGATGAAGGTGAAATGAGTGTAGATGAAATTAAAGCATATTATGCTGGCTACATGTATAATGAAAAAGAAGGTGATAAAAAGGAATATTAAATGTATGATCTTCAAGATGAGATTGAAAAAGATTTCAATCAATGGGTGAAAGATAACAATTTGTTTGACATCCAAAAGCAAGCTCTACTAAATGCTTATGCCTATGAAAAAGGCTGGGCCCAATCCTCTGACTCTGGAATGGAAATTGTAGATGAGTTGGACAACTAAACTATATGAAAAAGCAGCAGCTTTTCATAGCATTTCCGTTGAAGAATTGCAAGAGCGATTAGTAAACGGAGAAGCACTCATCCATAAATATTATGTAGGTATTTATGGAAAGGACTTTATCTAATGTTTACTATTGAAACTGACATGGATGAAACTGCTATCACAATTATGGATGATACAGGAGAGCTTGAAGATGTTCAGGCTCTTTTGTACGATGACTATTGTCATATCAGACAATGGAATGAAAAGACTAAACTATTTGATGTAGTTACCTTAAAAGCTGAGATGTATTTAAAGCTAATGGAAGCTTGGAAGCTTGGTGATGGCACATATGTCTTAGAGAAAAAAAACGTAAGTGTTTGATTTTAAACGAAACAAAAAGGTGTACAATCGGTTTAAACTATGGTAGATTAGTTCTAGAAATTATGGAGGTCTACATGGATTTAATTACTACACTGACTATCAGCGAACGTTTAGCTAACATTCAATTACAAGCCAACAATATGGCTTGGTCTAAGGAACGCTTGCTTCTTGAAATCGGTCAGCTTAAACTTGACCTTGAGGCGGAGGCTGAAAAAGCCGAAGCCGAATTTATCCGTGAAAATGCTGTCGAAATCTGCGCAGCAATCAACGCCGCTTAAGGAGATATATTATGGAATATGCAACTACTCAATCAGAACGTCTTGCTTTGATCAAGAAAGTCGCTAACCGCCGCAAAAAACTTGCAGCGGTCAAATCTAAAACTCGCAAGATACGAGCTCCTAAAGTTGATCGTTCTTTTATGGACATCCCTAAAGAGTCTAACATGTATCAGTGGACTGATGCATCTAAATACGCCAAAGAATATTATGGCGAAACCATGTATGAAACTACAAGGTTTGATAATGACTGGGATTAATCCAGAAATTCGTAATAGGATTCGTCTTTCCGTTGCAGCTTATGCTTATGAAATGGAAGACAATCCTATTATGGGCGATCATGAGTTTGATGAATTATCCAAGACTATTAATCCTGCTGAAAAAACTGGCAATAGAAAAATGGATAATTTTTTCAGAAAACATTTTAATCCTGACACCGGTATGTGGATCCGCCTTCATCCTGAAAGGCAAAAAATAAAATGGATTTATGATACATACTACAAAAATAATGGTGTACAATCTTAACGCACTGTGGTAGAATAATGGTTATGAAAACTATACACTATGTAGGAATGGATTACGATACTTATCAGCGTGCTAGACGTGTATTCGGTGGTCCAGCCTATTACCACAGGTGGATGGATGATCGTGTCTGGACTGAGGTTGCAGATAGCGACACTGTTGTAATTGGTGATCCAACTCATAGACAATATGTATGGGATGCCTCTGCCGTACCAAGAGAGTACACAGAATGAGGCATGATCTTCTTTGGCGATATGTCCACATTGGACTACTCGTTGCAATAGTAGTAATCCCTTTAGTTCTAATAGGAGTTATGTTATGAATATTTTCCCTGCTAGTCTTATCAACACTCAAAATCATTGGATGGTTGGTACTGAATGGCCTTTTGCTAAAGGCACTGTTACTATGCATGACGAAGGCTTTAGTTGTACATGTCAAAAGAAACCACGTAAAGCATGTAGTCACATTAGAAATGTAAAGCTAAGAATATATGGAGTGTACCAATGAGTATGCATATGATTCGTGGTGTGCAAGTCCACGGTAAATCAAAAATTAAACGTAAACCTGGTTGGAAAAAAGCTCAACAAGAGCATGAAGAATTTCTAAAGAAAATGGGTGTGACTGGCAAAAAATCTAATTATCGAGCTCCTATGCCTGATTATAGTTCAAATCGTCAGTCACTTCCAACTTCAGATGTTATATGCGGCAACGGCACAAAACGTGACGCTCAAAAATATACAGGTGATGAGATTGCTGGTATTGTTGTTACACACAAATCTAATCTTATGCCAGTTCGTAAAGACAATAAAAAAGCATTTATTGATGCTGCTCAAATGCGGAGAAATTAATGATAGATTGGAATATATTTCACGATAGAGGATATGTTATTTCTGATAAATTATTTAACGAAGAAGACATTACATCTCTTAATGAAATGGCTAGTAAATTAGACCCTTCTATTGGTCAATCAAAACAAGGATGGTATAATTACTTACGTTTGCATGAAGAACGTGACAACGGAGTTAATATATTAAATGATATTGAATGGTCATATTTCTGGTCTCATACACCTTTAGATAATCCAATTATCAATGAAAAAATTTTACCAGTGCTATCTGAGATCTGTGATCTAGCTTTTGATGGATGGGATTGGGGATGGCAAGATACAAATCGATATATTGTTCAAAATTATCCTCATGATGAGTCTCAAGCAGGAGTTCATCCTCATTTTGATGCTCCATACATTTGGCCTCAAATGCCAGAAAAACAGATGGCAAAAGAATTACAAGAAGGAATCTTAAGTGTCACCTTTATTGTTCCATTAATGAACTTTACTGTGGAAACTGGTGCTACAGGTGTAGTGCCAGGGACTCATAAATTTATTTGGGATACCGCTAAATGGAATGATGCTAAAGATTATACCACACAATTTTTTAAAGATAACTATGTACAACCAGAAGTAGAAATAGGTAGAGTTGCGTGTTTTTATGGAAATATTTTACATAGTGTTATGCCAAACCAATCTGATATGATTAGGCGTGGAATAATTTATCGAGGCATAAGACAAGATGCACTTGATGAAATGAAAAAGTATGAATTAGGATAAGGAGATACGAATGTATAAAGAAGATATTGTAGCACATCTTGTACGTAAAACTGCTACCATCACTTTTGATAAAAAAGATGGCACTGAACGAGTTATGAAGTGCACTCTAATGAAAAGCCTGTTGCCTGAACAAATGGACATTGAGGAAAAAATGGACGGCGATCGTGTAGCCGGTAATCCAAATGTACTAGCAGTATGGGATCTTGAAAAAAACGATTGGCGTAGTTTTAGAATTGATAGTGTCAAAGAAATGGTTTTTCACGACGTATAAATAGTGGTATTATTACCGGAGAAAAGCATGGAAAATGAATTCGATTCAAACGGATATGGAATTTTAATTCGTACTGAAGATTCAGACGATCTTATTGCTTTGCGTGATGCTAGACCTCCTGGTCAAGAGGTATTTAATCCTGCAGTTACTGCAATTAAAGATATGTTTTGGCGTAAATTTGGAAAAATTTGGATAGATGATAATCCTCATCCTTTTTATGTTACAGTAGATGATGGTATACCAACGCCAGATGGCAAAGATATAGTAGAATATTTTAATAGTGACACTATTACTCTATGGGAATATAGACAAAATAAATGGATGACTTTCCATATAACACAAGTCGCTCAAACAAAAACAGGTAGTAAATAATGGATATAGCAATACCTTTTTTCATTTGGATTACAATGCTAATATGTTGGCTTATTGGCCGGCGGTCAAGTCAAAACGAAATAATTGAAACAACTATTAATGTTTTAATTTCTAAAGGATACTTGAAGGCAAGCATTGATGAAGATGGTGAAATAATTTTAGAAAAATTGAAATAAATGGTTTACTTTTCATTTAAACTGTGGTAGAATATACTATATGTAATGATGGAGGAAGCCAATGGCTATTCGTAAAAAGCGTAAACCTATGTCACCTGAACAACGCGCCGCGGCTGGTGAAAGATTAAGAAAAGCCCGCGAAAAACGTATGAAGGAGAATCCACCTAAGTATAAAAACATTCATCCTAGCGTCCTTGCACGTTCTGAGGAGGATCCATTTTATTTCCGTAAAATTCAAGAGTGGATTAAAATCCAAAAAGAAGAACTAGCTATTGCTCGTAGCATGCTTCGTAGAAAAGAAAAAGGAGCAGAGGCTAAAGTAGCTAGCCATCAAGCTTATATTCGTAATCTTGAAACATATCTAAGAACTGGTACTTACCAAGATATGTTTTATGGAGAAAGACAGCAAAATAAGATTAGGTACGTCTGTCACACTCCAGCGTTTCACCCGGATGGAACACAAAAATTTTCATATGGTGTCTTCTATCCTAGTCTAGGAGTTACCTATACAGGCCTAGAGGAAGAGAATGCTTGAAGCAGAATTTATGAATAAATCAAAATTTAGTAAAATAGTAGAAAAGCAGGTTATGGATAAAAAACTCGACTACATTGAAGCTGTAGTCGAGGCCTGCAAAGCCACAAACATCGATCCAGAAGATGTAAAGAAATTCATCTCTCCTGTTATTAAGGAGAAGATTGAAGCAGAGGCAATGCGATTAAATTATTTGCCTCGTCAAAATACTTTGTTTTTTGAATAAATAATCATGTACATTTCAGAAAATATAGTGTATAATATTTCAGTAACATTTCAGACATACGGAGAATACAATCATGTCTTTTGCAAACCTTAAACGTAATAAAAATAAAATTGACCAGTTGGTAGCAGCAGCGGAAGCAACTGGTGGTGGAAGTTCAAATAATAAGTATGAAGATACTCGTTTTTGGAAACCCACAGTAGATAAAGCCAACAATGGCTACGCTGTAATCCGATTCTTACCAGCAGCTGAAGGTAATGACTTGCCGTGGAATCGCTATTGGGACCACGGGTTTAAGGGCCCAACAGGTCGTTGGTATATCGAAAAATCACTTACCTCTATTGGCCAAAATGATCCAGTCGGTGAACTAAACTCTCGCCTTTGGAATTCTGGTATTGAGGCTGACAAACAAAAAGCCCGTAATCAAAAACGTCGGCTTCATTACGTATCAAACGTAATGGTTGTTAGTGATCCAGCAAATCCAGATAATGAAGGTAAAGTATTCCTTTATCAATATGGTAAAAAAATCTTTGATAAACTAATGGATGCTATGCAACCTGAGTTTGCTGATGAAGAACCAGTTAACCCATTCGATTTTTGGAATGGAGCGAACTTTAAGCTTAAAATTCGTGATGTTGAAGGTTATCGTAACTATGATAAGTCTGAGTTCTCTGCCCCTAGCGCATTAAATGACGATGATGCAGAGCTTGAAAAGATTTATAATGGACTCTATGACTTACGTGAATTTACTGATGCAAGTCAGTATAAATCTTATGACGAGCTTAAAGCAAAGTTGATGAGTGTTCTTGGTGAAGAAGCAAATGCTGGCGCACCTAAGATTGATGATGAAATTAAACTAGGCAATGAAACTCCTGCACCTAGCATGAAAGAATCTGCTCCATCAACTATTGAGGAGACCATCTCATCTAATGATGATGAGGATGATCTCATGGCTCATTTTTCTCAGCTTCTGGATGACGACGAAGCTGCTTAAAATGGAATTGATGCCTCGGTGGTGTTTGGCATCGCCGGGGTATTCATTACTGTAGTGTCATTATTGTTAGTAACTCTAGCATCATTTACAGCATTAACAACTTGATTTTGGAATTGGTTTCCTAATTGAGTAAGTCTATCTCTTTGTGCTTGCATCATGTCCGCTAATTCATTATTTCTTCTAGTAATGTTAGCGTCTCTTGATGCATTTCTTCTATTAATACTTGCTTGAGCTGAAGCTCTAGTCGAAGCATCACCAACACCAGCAGTAAATCCTTCAGTAATTACTATTTCTTTATTAAACGGCCAAGGTAGCGTAACAGCAAGTCTTGGCATAGTAAACTGTAAATTCTCTGATAGCATAAGGTAAAGCTCATCTCCAAGATTAGCAACAAATGTTGTTAATCTTTCAAATGCATTTTTAACACCAGTAACAATCTTGGTGATTTGTATTTCAAAGTCAGCTACGATAATATCTTTCATTAATATAAAATTATCAGCAACAAAACGAACCACACCTTTTATTCCAGCCCATAATGGATCAACTAAATCAGTAAAGCTGAATCCACGTAAGACTTCAGCCATGTTATCCATTCCAAATTTATCAAGCAACCAAGCTGGAACAGTAAAGAATAATAGGTCAAATGCTTCGGTGATGCCTTTTATGACACCAAGCACACCACCTTCAACTCCTGCTAATAATTTTTCACCAAATGTAGCACCTTCTTCTTCACCAGTAAATCCTTTATAAAATCCTTGTACAAAATCAATTACAGTTAATACAATTTGAGTAAATGGCCTTAGAGCAGTTTTCATAATAAACTCTAAAGGTTTTAAAGCTGGCTTTAAAATATTGAATATAGATCCAATAACACCAAGTATGCCTTTGCCAGCAACGCCAGTGCCGCCATCTGGAAAATTACCAATAATGCCCATAACACCTTCTGTAAAGGTTTGTATACTCTGCATTTTTGGAAATTCTACAGTAATCTTTGGTAGTTTTGGCATGTCAATATCTTGAACAGCACCAATAATTTTACCACTTATAGCATCTTTATATTGTATGGCTGGTAATTTTATTTTATAATCTATAAAATTCTTTGCAGCATCAACTACTTTACCAGCACCGTCCATAAATCGCAGTGCTGGTAATTTTATTTTATAATCTATGAAATCAGTAATAGCATCACCTGCTGCAGTTAGAAATCTTAACTTAGGAATTTCCGGCATTTCGATTCTTACTCTTGGCAAAGCATCAAATATATTTTTAAATCCTTTTAAAAAGCTTTTAATGTTTGTTACTACATCAGGTAGTTTAAGAGCTTTTAGTGCTGCATCTAATCCAGCTAATGATGCCAATCCTCCTAAAGCTAAAGGTCCTAACAAACCTTTTAACATACCAGGAAGACCTCCTAGCATTCCACCCCCGCCGCTGCTTGAGCTTCTAGAATTATTATTATTAAAGTTAACTTTACTCTGCTTTTGAGCTTCCCTCATCATTTCTAGTTCTTTTAATCGTTGCCGATCTTCTAACTGAAATCTTTTTGCAAATAAATCATACAACTGATCAATCACGGTTTCCGTGTTTTGTTGGCTAACTCTAGTTGCCATAATTTCTTTAGTTAAGGATTCTAAGCTCATGGTCGTTTACTTTTCTACTACTACTCGTACGGTTTCACCGTTTGGTAATTGAACTTCTTTTGTTTCTTGGCTCATGGTCGTTATCTTCTACGCTGTTGCTGTTGTTTTTGTCTTTCTTCTTCATCTCTCAAATGTTCTATTAACATAGTTAAATATACTTCTCTCTCCCACGGCATCATCATTTCTATTTCTGACAAACTATAGTTATGGTGTTGCATTAATTGGAAATTAATCTTATAATAATTCACCATCCTATCGTGAGAGAGGCATATTACAAAAAATCTTGCATTCCTTTTAGTTCAATTGTTTTTTCTTCTTTACAACCAGAGCATTCATAAGTTAGTGTATGAGATACAGAAGGCATAGCTTCTACAAAATCTCTTAAGAGGCTAAATTGTTTAGAGTCTAATGATTCTAAAAAGTCTAGTCTTTCTTGTAAAGGCTCTTCACTAAATTTAATCACTTCGTTTTCTGTGATTACTTCATCAATACACTCAACTAAAACTCTAAATGTTTGGTCTGTTGTACTTAAACCGTCAAGGTCTGCGGCTATCATATCTAAGTATTTTGGCCATTTTAAAGATACAGAAATATTATTTGTAATTTCTATATTTTTATCTACATCTGGCATATTTACTAAAATTTGATCGAGTGGTACTTCCACTGAAGTTGCGGTGTTACACTCTTTGCAAACCGCATTTACTGTACTATTTTCTCCTACAGATTTTGATCTAATTTGAATAAACGCGTATTCAATATCAAATGTAGTTAAGTTAGTATAAGAAATATCTTCTTGAATACATGCTTTTAGTGTATCAACAATAGCAGTCATGGATGCTTTTGTATCTCCACTTTCCGCTGCCAACATAAGAACCTTTTCTTCTTTCACTAAGTAAGGTCTAAATCTTACTGTTTCTTGTGTAGAAGGAATAACCAATTCATACTTTGGACTTTCATTCAACTTAGGTAGTGCCATTATTATCTCCAGTCTGTAAAGGCCAGTTGTACATTCACTTGTACTAATCCGTCCTGATCGTTATTTAATTCAATTACATTTACGGTTGTTGGAAATGCTTCTGATAAGGTGCAAGTATAAACTTCAAATCCTTGTTTATCTAATTGCTGTATAGTCACCTCTCTAGCAAAATCGTTTTTATACTTTACTTCATATACATTTCTTGAAATAATTTGATCTTGCCAGCCATCCCAATATCTTTTAATACTATAATCATTATTATCATAAAAAGTTAATGATACATCGTCTACAATGTAACCATATGGCATTTTTTCTGATTTCATGCCATACATTCTTTCATTGGTTGTTATTTGTCTTCCTGGTAGTTGTGCTGCATTACACATTAAATCTAAAGTTTTAGAATCATTCTCTGCAAAGGGATCGTTTATACCTAAAGAACTTGCAGTTGGCAGATAGATTTTCCAAAGATTAGGTCGAGCTAATCCTCTACCCTTGCTTATTGCAGCTTTAAACTCTTCTATTTTCATCTAATCATTTTCCTTGATTCGCGGTACACTTCTGTTTTACTTGCTTTTTGGAAGTCGGCTGTTGGTAAAAACGTAGCAATCTCCCATTCAGGAGGAGGAACATAAGCAAATCTACTACGTACATTAGAGTTTAAATAATGTTTAAAGCAAGGTGCAAAATGTTTCATTGACGATGTTTTTTGTAACATAGCATAATTAATATTAAATCGTGTTGACTCATCATATGACATATTATTAGTATTATCTAGAAGACGGTCAAGAAACTTTGCTCTTAAGAGTGGTGGCAAATAATGTAAGTTAAGACCATGAAATCCACCAGGAGCTGGCTTTACTACTATTACGAGGGGAAACGAATCATAATACGGTAGTGTTTCTTTGTGCTTAGGATCATAGAAAAACATAAACATGCTACCTACGATCTGTCTAGGTTTAAGCTCTAATGGTTCTTGTTGCATAAGCTTTGATCGCGATGGAGCTCTAAGGCGTTGCGCCTTTTGTCGAAACCAGTTAATCGACTGACGAGTCCTAGGCTGAATGCCTGCTCTAAATGCATCTAATTCGAGTTGTCTAAATAAATTTGCCATGTTAGTATTTATAATCGAAATGTGCAATATCTTTAGCTGCAATTAAACCAACTTTAGTAATCATATCTTCATTATAATGGTCTTTATAGTCAATGCTACCTCCGCTTGAGTTTTTAATATCTAAAGGCTTATAGCAGTCATAGAATTCTTGCATTATCTTAAAATCTTCCCACAAATTTTCATATCTTAAAACTATAGTTGAAGGATCAATATA